TTATTCGAGCCGACATAGTTCTGCGCCATATTCACAATCGCACCATTTAGAGATGCCTCGCCGTGATGGTAAGACGAATGTTCAGAAACATATCCAGAGAACTGGGCGACCTTTATTTCCGAGGTCAACTTACGTTTGAATGCAGCAAACAGGATTTTTCTTAGAGATATTTTCAGTCCATCTACCATACAAGGTATCGATCTATCACAATCGTATTTACTGAAATGGATCATCTCTTGATCGATGAATTCTTCATATGGAACTTGCGCTCTACCCGTATCTAAGAAAGCGGTCTTATCGTAGGCTTCTAACCAACGCTTTCTATCATCTGGCCGCTTCTTATTAAACACCTTATCGATACAATCATCTGATTCTGGACCAGAATGTACGAAATCCACGACTTTCTTATTTGCGAAATATTCCTTGAATTCGGCCGAAGTCGATGTTCCAAGACCTTTGAAATACTTGATGGTCCACCCATTTGGTCCATTTTGTAGAGACTCTTTCCATGCTTGGTACTCACCCTCATTATAGAATAGTCGGGTTTCTTGTCCCTTCTTTGCCCTGAGAATCGGTGTATTCATAAATGAAATGAAACCAGGTATTTTCGTCAAGGAGGCCCACTCGCTATGAAAGAGATTGATACATAGGCCCTTGATATGCGAGCCATCTAAATCTTGATCGGTCATTACCATCACCTTACCATACCTCAGCGATTTATTTACATCTTCTACCGATTTATACTCCTTACCCATCTCCAAACCTAAGATTTTTTTGATATCCGAAATCTCCTTATTTTCCGAGATTTTCTTTGTTGCTTCACCACGGACATTGAGGACCTTACCTTTCAAAGGATAAATACCAATCGTATTACGATCCTCACTGGAAATACCAGAAACAACACCCGCCATAGCACTAAGTCCTTCACATAGGATGAGGGTACAATCCTTGGATTTCTCCGTACCACTGAAATTCGCATCGATGAAATTAGCGATACCACGAATGGATTTTGTTTTAGACCCATCCGTTTTCTTTGCGGCTTTCGCCTCTTTCGCATCCGTAAGTGCACAGGCCAAGTCCATGACACCCATCTTTGCGACTTTCTCTACGAAGGCATCGCTAACAGAACAACTAGACCCAAATTTCGCCGAGGGCGTATTCATATAATCTTTTGTCTGACTATCAAATGCAGGATTCTCAATATCGCATCTTAAAAACAATATGAGTTGTTCCTTGATTGCCGACGCATTCACTTTTACCTTCTTTTTCTTTTCAATATATTCAACGAGTTTACGACATATCTGTCCAGTAATATACTCGACATGCTTTCCACCCTTGAATGTACAAATACCATTCACAAATGAGACCTGCTGAAATTCGTGTGTTTTAGAAAGAGCAACTGCATACTCCCAACGGTCACCTGAAGATTCATAGACTCTTTTGGTCGAATCATCAGCAGCATCTTTTTGACCAATATAGAGGTCGATATACTGTTGGAAGTTTTTCACCGGAACAACACCCTCATTTAGCGATATTTTTACTTTTTTAACAGATTGATCAGTAACAGCACCGATATCATAGACTCTCTTTTTAAATAGAGACATCATATCACTGCTAAGTCCCTGGAGACCAAGTCGCGCATAGTCAGGCCGGAAAACGACTTTCGTATAGGGTTTTCCGGAACATTTAGTAATGGTAGGTGGGCAAATCTCATCCAGATTCGATTTAAATTCTTGTACATATTTTAGACCACGAGTATGGTCGACAGTTTCTATATAACCATACGTAGACCATATGAGAACCAACTTAAATCCGAACCCATTCTTACCACCGACAGTACGCTTTTCCTCTTTGTTATAATTTGTAGAAGTACGTAAATGTCCGAAAATCATCTCTGGAATCCAGAGACCATATTCAGGATGTTTAGCAATATCGATACCATTACCATCGTTTTCAATCGTAATAGTACCATCTTCCAAAATAGAAGTATTGATATATGTCACGGGTTTTTTATTCGAAGCGGATGATTGAATCATACGGACGACATGATCGCGCGCATTGACAATCGCTTCATCGAAAAGCTTATAAAGCCCCGGATTATATTCGACTGTTTCCAATACTATTTTACCGGTCGTATCATCATGAATATAAAGCGATGCATCTACATTCTCAATCGACCCGATATAGGTATCCGGATTATCGAGAATATGCTGCTTATCAGTTTTCTGTTGATACTGAGTAGCGAGTTGTTGATCTTGTGTGGACATTTTACAATAGATAACTGAATAGTATAGTAACTAACTGTTTATATTTGTACGTATCAATTTTATGAAAAAAATATGAAATACAATATATACTATTATATAGTTATGGTATTAACAAAACTTGTCTATTTAGAGCAATTTTATAATTTATTAAAATTAGATGCTTCATATAATTGTTATAATAATATTGTTACTTTTGTATCTAATCCAATTGAATCAACTTTTAATAATATGACGACATCATTAAATAATTTTGTATCTTATTATTATACCACTCCGTCCCCAAATTTTACTTCTATTAGATTAGTCGTTAGTGATTCAGATGGTACAGTAGCGTATGATAGTAATAATTATATTGGCCCGATTCTTAAAAGTCCCCCTCAAATTCCAGTTACAAATGTATTTTCGGATTATACTGGTAAAAAAATTAATGAAAATCATAATACGAGAGCGGCAATTATGACTGCATTAATATCAAATGCAGGTGTAGGAACAGAACAGAAATGGTCTACTAGTACTAATAATTTTACACAGTATTTAGCAGTAAGAATCGGTATCAATAGTGAAACATCTTATGGTGTCATACGAGTATCTATGTCATCTGCTTAGGGTTTATTTATAAAAACCACATATAAGTATTATAAAAATAATTATAATACATATTTATAGTATAATATGAGTTATTTAAATATACAAGATAATATTAATACAAAACCAGATATTATTGGACAATTAAATAAAATAGATATTATTCAAGAAATTAATGAACGAGATATACTAAAAGAATTTTCAAATAAAAGAAATAGTGCTATATTTAATGGGTCTACACAAAATTATTATACATTTTTAGGATATACTGTATTAGATTTACTTAAAAACGGTTTTAGAAAAAAAGATTATTTAAATGCAAGTTTTTCGATTACACAATTAATAAATGGTAATTTTAATAGAGATAATTTTATTGAAGCCGGATATACAATTCAAGATCTAGTAAATGCTGGTTTTAAAATAAAATTAAGACTACTCGGATATACTATTTTAGACTTATACAATACAGGATTTCAAAAAGTAGATTTTGATTATGCAGGATTTACAGTATATGATTTATTAGATGTATTACCAGGAGAACAAGTTTTAGAACTCGGATATTCGCCAGAAATAATAAATGCGTATCGTAGTTTTATTTTCCAGATTGCTACTACCTCATGGGATTCTTCATTAAATCAACCTCATCGTTATCCTATTAATAATATTTTACATTCTTTCCAAGATTTATCGATTAATCAAATAGATTCTTCAGGAATAACTACAGTTATAATAAAATGGAGTAATGATATTATAGAAACTGAATATTCTGAAGCTACATTTAATGATGGAAAATCATCTGATAATGGATATTATGACCAATCAAATAATGGTTTTTTCGATTCACATACTAATGATGGACTCTCTCTGAATCCATATACGATTCCCTATTATAATGACCCAACATTTACGATTCTACAATTTGGTGGTATTACTTTTACTAGGAATTCAGCAATCAATTCGAATTTTTTCCAGGGATATCATTTTGGAGGTAAAATAAAAGCGTTTGATAGTCCGCGTTTTCTATTTAAAACTTCTTTTTATAATGCATTTTCAGAATCACAAAGCCGTATTTTCCAAAATGTGTCTTTATGGAATACGTACCAAATAACAGATATGCGAGGTGCATTTCAAAATGCATCGAATTTTCATGAGAGAATTGGACAATGGAACTTCTCTCAAATACAAAGTCGATATATGGAAAATATTATTTCAGGAACAGGATATAATCCAATACAGGTATCCATTTTTCTACAAGATTTATCAAATAATCCGACATTAAATAACGATATATCTCTTGGACAAATACCACCTTATTTTATAAATTCTAAAACAGTGTTTGCAGTCAATTCTCTCTCTAAAAAAAAAATTATTTTCAAGAGTACAGGTATTAATCCAGACACATCTATATTTTTACAATCAGGATATTCTATTTCGGATGCTAAAATCGCAGGATTTACAGCGGTAGATCTTTCGAATATTTCAAATAATTCAAATACAGTAATAGCTAATTTATATAATGCAGGATATAGTCTTTCCGAAATAAATACGATTGGAAAATATGGAATAAAAGATTATATATATTTGGGAATACCTCTTAGTAGTTTCATTCAGTCGAATTATACTGCAAAACAATTAAAAACATATATTAATAAACCAGGTTATCAAGCAGTCAATTATTATACTATTAATTATACACAATCGGATATATCTGGATGTTTTTCATTATTACAGTTATTGACTGTAGGATATTCATTAACACAGCTTCATACAATAGGTTATTCTATAAGACAAATTTATTCGATAGTTAGTATAACTCCCCCATTTTCTTCACAATTATATTCAAAGTATAATATTTTGAATTTTTACTCCGCAGGATTTTCATTAACAGATATTTCGAATCTTAGCCAACAATATTCGGCTTTATCATTATCAAATCTCTCGAATTATTCAATCTCTCTTCTAAAACAATCGAACATTTTTGCTACTTCTTTAAAGAGTATTGGATATAGTATTACACAAATAGTTGGATTACATTATACATTAAGCGATTTACATGATGCAAGTTTTACGATTCTACAAATTCAAAATTTGGGTCAAGTATATAGAGATTTAAGTTATGCATATGCAGGGTTTACATTAACAGATATATCAAATGCAGGTTTTTCAATATCAAATTTTTCAACATATACTCCTTTACCAACGATTTTATTACAAAATAATATAACTGCGGCTTCTTGGAAAAATATAGGATATACGATTCAACAAATTGAAAATTTGAAATATGGAATAAATGATTTATTGAATGCAAATTTTACGTTATCACAAATTATCCAAAGTAATTATTATCAATTAATTGATTATTCAAATGCCGCTGTATCTGTATCATCTCTTAAATCAAATGGATTATCTGCATTATCTTTAAAGAATATTTATCCATTATCACAATTAGAAACAGTATATGATGTATCGAGTTTAAGAGTCGCTGGTTATTCTATAAACGATTTGAATAATTCAAATTATGGATATACAATATTAAATTATTATCAAGGTGGGTTTCAATTACAAGAATTAGTAAATTATGGGTATTCCTTTTTAGAATTATATACAAGTTTAAATCCAATATATAACCTACAAACAGGTACGTCCATTATAATACCATTAATACCATTATATCCATCCACAACATTGATCAATTATGGGTTTACAGCAAGTGATTTATATATTAATTATGGTATTCCTTTGAATATTCTTCAACAAGCAAATTATACTACTACAGAAATATCTACTTTAAATGCGTATATTCAATATAATTCTTATAAAAATGGTATCTCTATAAATGATTTTATGACTTCCCGAAATATTCAACCAGTTACGGTTAACTCATTATATAATGCTGGATTTACTACATCTCAATTAGCAGCAAGAATTAATTCTACAAAAACAGATATTTCTAATATATTAGATACTGTAAATCAATATTATACGAATCCATATGATATATCTGGAACATTTGATAATTATTTTAATACCGTAATTTTGAATGACGATGCTATACAGCCTTATTCATATACAGAATTAGTATCAAGATATCCTCCCTTCCAATATAATTATTCTACTATGTTACCTTTTGGAAATACGAGTTTATTAGGACAAGGTTCAGATCCTATTTTTTCAAATTTAAATACATATAATAGTTTACAATATACACAATTTACATTTTTATATCCAAATGAAAGTATACCTGGTTCAATATATATTTTAGATTCTTCGTTTGGATATATTGATATAAGTAATGGAAATTTCCAATTATATAATCAAATAAATATTTATAATACTGGTTGGTTAACACTTTGTAATTTCGATTATACAAATATTTTAAACCCAGATTTAGCTATTCGACCGTTATTAGGATTACGATTTTTTCCTTTTCCTATAGTGTCTTCTACTATAAAATATTCGTTTTGGCAGACTAGTGCGAATAGAGTTTTAGAAATTATATTTAATGGTACAGATAGTAGGGGACAGCCTTTTCAAATTACAATTCATATTCATGATTATGGATTAATTACATTATGTAATGGAAATGGAGATACTATTCAATATAATCCCGGCACTCTTCGTTATTCAAATCCTGATCCATTATTAACAAATATGACACCAATTATTAAATATTATATACCACCATTAAGTTATACGTATGATGTATCTACGAATTCTATATTATCATATATGTATGATATTTTTAGAATAGATTTAAGAAATTCTGTACAAGATCCGAGTTCAGGTGTTTATAATATAAAAGGTATAACACAAGTCGGATATTTAGCTGGTCAATTAAATAGAATATATTCGCCACGAGAATTAAGACAATCATATCCGGCAAGTAGTTTAAAAAATATTGGTTATACTGCAAAACAATTATATGATTTAAGTTATTCGCCCTTTGATATCGTTACTACATATAATATAAATATAGATATATCAGGAATTTTAAATTATCATTAGTATAATAATGTCATTTTTTAAATTAATAGATTTAACTTCATTTTATTTTACTCCATCAAATTATAGCAATAATGGATATACATTAACATATTTATATACACATGGATATTCGATAACTAATTTATATGAGTGTGGATATTCCGTATATGATTTATCTGGTTTATATCCAGGATATATACAAGGATATGATTTGATCAATTCAATTATTCCAACAGATGAATTAATTAAAATTATGAATACTACTACATTTCCATTAAGACCAATAATGCAATATTATTTATCGAATCCCACATTACTAATCCCTATTCAAAAACTATTTCAAATATATAATATTACCGATATTTATTCTATATCTTCAACTATTTTACAAAATCAAGGTATTCCTATTAGTAATATTAGTGTAACAATATTAATATTTATGAAACAAAATAAAATTACAATACGGCAAATATATCCATTGATAAATAATACTCAATTAATTCCAATCGTTTCTATCAATCAATTACAACAAAGTAATTATACACTTTTAGATATTTTACAGTTGATTTTAATTAATCCTAGCTTATATTCTTATTCTAGTATTTATCAATCGTTAAATTTTAAAATTGTTGATTATTATAATTCAGGTATTAGTGCATCTTCTATGAAAACAATCGGGTTTATTAATAATCCAAATATTATACAAATAAATACAGCAACTTTATATTCTGCTGGATATAGTATTTTAGATTTATATAATGCAGGATATAATGAAGCCGATTTTTCAAATAATGGATTTAGTCTATCAGATTTAATTCTTGCTGGATTATCTGTAGCGCAAATAAATACATTATATAATCAAAATATTCCATTAGATGATTTAATTGTAAAATATAAGGCTTCGTTATCACAAATAGTTACAGCAGGATATTCTTTAAACGAGATTGCACATTATAAAATAACTTATTTTTCAATAAATAATTATTTAAACGTAGGATATACTTTACAGCAATTAGATAACGCGGGATTCTTACCAATAGATTTTTATACAGGGACTATTTTATCAGGTAATCCATCTATATCACAAATATTGAATTTAGGATATGATGCTTCTTATATAATACCATTAGATATCCCTATCTTAGATTATTATCGTGCAAATTATTCATCACTGAATTTATTTAATAATGGATTTAATATTAATATATTAGCTAATAATTATTCCTTATTAAATTTTAAAAATGATAATGTACCTATTTATCAGATATATTTATCACATTTATATTTATCATCGGAATTTATCTTAGACGGGTATATACTTTCCGAATTCTATAATGGAGGAATACCTGTAGGATTTATAACGTCTTATTATTCATTAACAGATGTTATTAATATTGGATATTCAATCGAATCTATTGTAGTAACACACTATTATCCTGCAGCGGATTTTTTTAATTTACATTATTCATCTAGTTTATTAGGTGGTTATTATACTATTGCGGAATTATTAGCAGGTGGATATTCTAAAAAAGATTTAAATGTAGATGGTAATAATATTAATCAATATTGCTGTCTTAAATCAAAATGTAATGAGTGTTTACCCACTAAATTAGGCACCTCTTTTAATCAAAATCGAATTAGTAAGAAAGCATCCTATGCGCAAAGTATAACGACTCGTTCAGGTGGTTCTTATACAACTTCTTATTCGTCGTATACAAATACAACTACACCAGTACCGCCAGTATGTCCAGATACATTTATAATAAAAACAGTCATTGGTGGAGCCGCATGTAAAAGTTTGAATATTCCAACCAAAACGGGCGCCGCATTTTCCAATTTCATTCGTAATTATATAAAACAACAAGTTTATTTATATAATCCGAATGCTAATTCTTCAGAATTAGATAGTATTAATTCTACTGCATTAAATAATATTTATCAACTACAACAATCAAATCCAAATATACCAATTTATACTACAATTAAAAATTATTTTTATCCATAAAATGTTATTATTGCTTGTCTTTTCTGATATCTGGTCTTTTCTGATACATAGTAAAAGATTATTTTCTGTAGAGTCTATATATTTAGAAGAAATGAAACGTCCCCACCGTTCTGAAAAAGATGGTAAATATCATATTTCAGGAAAAGCCTATCCTGAATTATTCGGTTCTAGACAACAAGTCGTCAATGGAACTGCATATAAAACACAAGGTAATCTAGTTAAATCTCAACTTATGATGAATAAATGGGGTAGAATAGTATCTAAGAAAAAGCACGCTACCGCAAAGAAGGAGATGCGTTTAAAGAAGTATGGATATACTGCAAAGAAGGGTAAATTCGGGTATGTGAAAATCACACCAAAATCTGGTACACGTAAATCCAGAAAATAAATTCCAAAATATTTATATTTTATAAATATTTTACATGATTATATTCTATCATCGTTCATCTTTTCTCGGTGTTTTTCCATATGTCGATAGAAATACAATTTTCTTCTATGATGGAATCTCTCAAATAATCCAAAATGACTTTCTCAAAATATACTTTACTCACAATAATTCTCTCATTACTCTTGATCGATTTACAATATTTATTATACATATCATCAATTCTTATCTGATGAATAGAATCATTTAATACAGTTTCTAAAACATTATCAATATCTTGTTTTAGACACGATTCTTTATCCCATATAATCGATTTCATATTAAATATAAATTTCTCTCCATCTGTTTCTACATCAGGTAGAAAATGCGAAATAAAATCGATTACTTGATGTTCTGAAATATTTATACCTGGCGCCCATTTCTTAAATAATATAATAATTTCATCGATTTCATATTCGGAGAATTCGGTCGTCGGAACAATAATACTCGTCTCTTCCCAGAATCGTAAAAATCTCTCAATTGTCGGCATAAACTTACTGAAAATACCCGCTACCGATTTTGTAGAGGGATCATACATATAATTCGTAGAAAACCAATGAATACAATTGTTTTGGAAAAGTACGGTAGGTAGATTCTTCGATTCTAAGAAATGTTTCCATAGATATTGAATTGTATTCCATGGGCATATGGGCGCAGAGTCTTTTCTAACAATATATTCATCGCAAAATTCTTGCAGTAGAATTTGCGGGCTGCGATCTTTCAAATAAAATGCATAGCTCATTAATTCATCGCAATTTGAATATGTTTTTAAATACTCATCCGCAGATTCAAATCGTGTAGAATAATGTGCAGCTACGCAAAGAATATCGAGAAAATAATTATTCAAGAAGGGGTAGAAGAGAGATTCGATTTTAATAGATTCATTGATTTTTATTAGACGACATGCCGAATATTCATGTTCGTGATATTTATATTTAAACGATGAGGATGGATGTCGTCCAATATATAACTGTGCATAACTATCGATTTCTCTCAAAAACGTTTTTGCAAAACTCGGAATAAAATAAATAATACCCTGATTTTTTTTTAAAATATTATCGCCCATAATAGTTAAAAAATATTTGGTTTGGGTTTTAGAACTAAAAAATACGGGATAAAACATATCGATAACGGATTGGATGGTTTCGGAATTCGGGATTGATTTAAAAAGAGAGATATCTTTTATTTTTTTAAGTGTCGATATTTTCGTCTTTTGTTTCCATGTATGTAAATGCCGTTCTTTCGATACTTCTATGAAAATATTATTGAGGATATCTTCTTCTGCATATGGTTTATAATGCAGACCATCGTAATAGAAAAAACGATCTGTAGTAGGAGTATAAAAATAGGAATATCTATTTAAGAAGGATTGCATAAAACTATCTTGATCTTTCCCTTTTTCTTGGTTTTTTTGTGTATTTTTCTCTCGATTTATTTTGAGAGATTCGATCATTGATGGAAGTTGTTGGATATAATTTTCGATTTTTGAGAGAATTTGTGGATCGTCTTTATTTTCTGAATAAACTGTCGATAGAATAGTTACGAGTGTGTCTGGGGTTTGTAGGGTTTCTGTATTTTCTAAAATATTCATTCTGTTATGAGTTATTTATAAAAAGACAAATGGTTTTTATATGGTTTTATATGGGTTATAATTGATAACTATACAAAATTGATTTATATTTTCATTCTATTTTTGAAAATATAAATTCGAGAGAACAAGAAACGCGTGAACGAAAATGGGAAAACTGATTCTTCCATATAATCCAGATAATTTACCGTTTATAATGATATATAAATTTCTGTTTAGTTTATCGCCTTCAGATTTTTCGTCAGCCTATTATCACTTACAAAAAACGCATCGATTCCAAAAATTTACAATAAAAGAGACGAATAAACTAGCCGAATTATTTATAAAAAAGATGGATATGCAGCGTATACTAAATCATCGCGATGCAGCGATTGACGAAATCTTAGATATGACTGAATCGGATTTTATGAATCACCTAGCAAATAA